TCTCGTCAACCATTGTTTCTTCTAATGTTGCCATTCTTTCTAAAGTCATCTGTTCCTGAAGTGTCATATATTCCGCCATTGATAGATATTGATCTATAAAACTCTCTCTAAAAGGTTTATCTGTATCTACAATATTATTGATTGAAACTATTTCAGTTGGGAATATTTGTATTGTTCCAGAACTTTCATCATATTCATCTAAATATAAATTATTACTGATACCTCTTACTACAAAACTTGAATATTTTCCAGACCCTAATTGACCTGTTCCCATTAATTTAGCATCCCCCATAGGGAGATAATAATATATAAACACGAATATGTAACCTTCTCCTACCATACATCTAAATATTGGGGGAGTTGTTTGAAAAGCTGCACCAACTAAAGCTGGGAATGTATAAGAAGGTAATGAAGTTGTATCAACGTAATTCATTATTTTCTCGGCAAGTTCCATTAGATTTCCAGTTAATAATCCTAATTGTCCTATTTTTTTACCTAGGTTCTCAATACATTTATTTGCCTGTTTTGGTGAAAGGCTAGTTTCGCCTTCCTTCAACCCTTCAATCTTCGGAATATAAGGATAACTTTCTGAATTAAAAAAAAGGCCCTGATCCGATCGCGACCCGACATTGGTTCTATAAAAATTTCTCCCTACTTCTTCAGCCGGCGCTTTGGGTTTTCCGTGTGTTTCTCGGAGTATTTCACGCCACTGGGTATCCACAAGTTCCAGCCAAGGCGTTGTTTCATAAAAATTGAATGGTTGTAATATATATTTCTCTACGATATCCGCAGGAATTTTAGCTTCATTAATAATTGTACTTGCGGGTTTTCCCATACAAAATCCTTCAGCCAATTTACCCACCCACGAGTAATCATCTTTCTTTACACATTTTAAACGACCTACAGAGTTACCGTTTTGGTTGCGTTTTATTTCAGGAGAACTTAAATCTCCTCCAGAATATACTTTATTTTTATTAACCTTTCTTGTTCTTCTTCTTGAAGTTTTACCTTTCCTTGTTCTTCTTGAAGTCTCACCTCTCCTTGTTCTTCTTGAAGTCTTTCCTTTCCTTGTCCTTCTTGAAGTTTTGTTTTTCCTTAAACGATTCGTTCTAGTTGTTCTTTTTCTTGAACGCAACTTTCTAGTTTTCTTTTTCCTTTCCGAACGTCTTTTCATTTTATACTAGTTAACAATATTTTTTACTTTTTTCATGAATTTAAAACAATTTTTGAATGACCCGACGATGTTAAATATTCTGGAGGAATATCATCTGGACAATTTAATATTTTTTCCCGTAAATAACAGACAAACGTAAGTCTTGAATATTTTTTATCTAAACCAATTGTCCCGACTTGAGGATTATCTTTAAAAGCCCAGTCTAATGTATCATTATACTCTTTGTCTTCCTTCGTCTCATAAATAGGGGTATTACTATGCCATTGATGAACGTCCATGGCAAGGAAGTCTCCTGAACGTGTGTCAACTGCAACACCGAATTGTGGAAAACATGTGTGTCCTCCATGATATTTTCCCCGTTCTATGACCGTGAGGTTTCCAAAACCTTCTTTAAAATCACCAGCATCTTGGTGTAACGCTGTTCTGAAATTACGATTAATCGTAATTGTTGAGAAACTTGTTTCAGGAATTTTAAGGTGAGGTTTACAATCAGCACGTTCTAATTGTTTCTCGTGAGCATCGGGTATTAGAATTTTAAATAATTCATCAATCCTTTGAATGAATGGTAGTCCCTCATTATATTTATCATAATTCACTCTTGTGAAATGTGTCAAACGACAAGGTAATTCGCAGAAATTTTTCTGCGCAGACCAATACCCTATTGGATTTGAAGCGACCTGATTATTCACTTTCATTTTAGAGACTTCACCGTCTGATTTTAGATAACTTGTAGACCACTTACTTGTTTGTGCTAAATTCCTTTTTTTCCAATAGACGCTTTCGGGATCTATTGGTCCTGCCGATGCCCCCCTCCCACGACTGGGTTTTGCTAAGTCTTTATAAGAATTCCATCCCAACCTTATTAAAGATTTTTTAATACAATTTTTTCGAAACTTTAATAATAATTTTAGATCTCCATTTCCGTCTTTATAATAAACGTCTGTGTTTTCTCTAATCACGGGTAATTTAACATATGAGTTATCTACCCATTGACCTCTTAGTTTACAAACATCTTCATCTTTAATAACCTTTTCAATGATAAGTTTTCTGGGTCTCCCCATGTTTTGTATTTATCATTAAACAAGAAAAAAAATTCAGAAAAAAACGAGTAAGGTTTTATTTCTTCAGAAAGTAAAATATGATCAGGATTATTAGAATGATAATTAAAACAATTTTCATATTTGATTCAACAGATTCATTTTTTTCAATAGAATAATTGTATTTTGATAGATATAGATCTTTGACTTCATCATATGAAAATTCTTTCTTTGAATTTTCCCGATTCACAGAATTATGTAATTCAATCAGCCATTGTATTAAACTTCCTCTTGATTCAAGGTTGATTGGGTTTACTTGAATATTCTTGATATAATGCTCTCTACACTTGGGACATGGAAGTATGTTTTTTAGTGAATCAAAAAATATCTTATAATTGTTTTTATCTTTATCCGTAGGGGTTTCTGGATACTGGAATGTAACAGAATGTAGGAATAACCAAGCGGAAGGACCCCATTGTGAATTCTTCATTATTTAATCTAATATAATATTTAAAAAAAACACTTGAACTACAAGTATGGAAAGATATTGTCGGAATTGTGGGAGTAAAGGTCACTTATACAGAGAATGTAGTAATCCAATTTTAAGTTTTGGAATAATCTTATATTATACAGATGAAGAAGGTAAAACTGAGATAATAATGATAGAGCGAAAGGATTCCTTGGCTTTTATAGAATTTATACGGGGAAAATATTATAACATCTATAATCATGAATACATACAATTAATCATTGATCGTATGTCTACTGAAGAAAAACAACGACTTCTAGAGAATACATTTGATGAATTATGGACTAAACTTTGGGCAAATACTGAAAATATTAATTATAAAATAAAAAGGGAATACTCAAAGAGTAAGGTCTTATTTAATAACCTCAAAAATAGGAAAGATATTAATCTTAAATATTTTATAGAAAATTCAAAATCAAACTATACAAATAATGAATGGGAACTACCTAAAGGGAGAAGGGAGAATTATGAAAACAATAAGGAATGTGCTATTAGAGAGGTAAATGAAGAAACAAATATAGATTATGAGATGTATTCTTTATTAGAATATATCACACCCATCAATGAAGAATATACTGGTATAAACAATGTAAGATATAAACATAATTATTATATGGGTAAAATGAAACAAAAGGTTAATGTTTATATGAATGAACAAAATAATAATCAACAATCCGAAGTCAAAGGAATAAAATGGCTAACTGAAGAAGAATGTCTAAGTTCAATAAGAGATTATGATGAGAATAAGAAAAATATTATTAAATATTTCTTTAAATTATTAAAAGAAATAGAAAAATACGGCACATTAAAATAAATTATCTATCTATCTATTATTAATGTCTGGAATAAAACAACAGGATAATCGTTTTATTATGAAAAAGATTAATGAATACGAAAGTAAATCATTCGAAGAATTATATGATAAATACTATGATTGTAAATTGAAAATTCAAAATAATGTTTCGCCTTTAAAAAAATATCAATTAACTATGATTGCCATAAAGAAAGTGGTAGACCTCAAAGAATATGAATTAGATGCTAAAGAAAAAGTTATCTTCCCTGATTATAATGATAAAAACTTCAATCAAAATATTTCAAAAAAAGCAGAGTTCTTCTATAATAAGAGCACATTCAATATTTTGGAGCTTCAGAAAAAATGTTTGGTAAAGGACTTTGAATTGGGGAACCATCAGATCCTTTTAAGGAATTTTATTAATCCTAATTCACCCTATAATGGATTATTAATTTACCATGGTGTTGGAGTTGGGAAAACTTGTTCGGGAATTACAATAAGTAATTCTTTCCGAGATATTTATATGAAAAATAATAAAAAAAGGATAATCATATTAGTCCCTAAAAATATCCAACCTGGATGGAAAAATACAATTTATAATCAAAATTTAGGTAAGAATCAATGTACTGGAGATACTTTTAATTATATAATAAGGAACAATTCTGGATTTAATAAAGAAAGAGGAGTTAAAATGAAGATCAAAAAAACAATTAAAGAATTCTATGAAATTTATGGTTATCAAGAATTTTCCAACCAAATCAGTAAATTAATAGAATTACGGAAAGGTGGTAGGGTTGATGATGATAAATTGATTGAAAGGGAAGTTATCAGAGAATATTTTTCAGACAGACTTTTAATCATTGATGAGGTCCATAATATCCGTTCTGAGAAAGAGAAATTGGCACGTGAAACAGTCATAAATATAAATAAGGTTGTAGAGTATAGTGAAAACCTTAAACTTATCTTATTATCAGCCACTCCAATGTTTAATCAACCCACCGAGATTGTTTGGTTGATCAATATGCTTCTTAAGAATGACAAGAGACCGACAATAGCAACCGAAGAATTATTTGAAGGGAATGTGATAACAGATGAAGGTAAAGAATTATTAGCAAAAAAATGTAAAGGGTATGTATCTTATTTAAGAGGTGAAAACCCAATTACATTCCCGATAAGGTTGTATCCCACTGATAATAGTAATCCATATCCAACACTCGGTTTTTCAGGTGAAAAACTTACGGGTTATGGATTTAAATTTATTAATTTATACAATAATGTTTTTAAAGAAGGTGGTGAACAATACAATACATATGAAAATTTCGTTGGTTCTCTAACAGAAGGTAATAAATTATCACTTTCTTTAACCAATATAGGTAAGCAAATTTCAAATATATCATACCCGAATAATCTATACGGGGAAAATGGATTACAGAAATGTATGGTTTTCTCTAAAAAACAATATTCTTATCAGAAAGGTTATCCCAAGATATTTGATGAAGAAAATATTGAAGATTATTCAACAAAAATAAAGAAAATCGTTGAAAAGGTGAAAAGTTCTGAAGGTATTATTTTTATTTATTCTGAATATCTTTCTTCAGGGATTATTCCATTAGCCATGGCATTAGAACATTGTGGTTATCATAAATTATCCGGCAATTTATTAGATGAAAAAGAAAAAGATAAAAAAGGGAAAAAGAAATCGGGGACTTATATTATTCTTTCAGGTGATAAATTTTTATCACCAAATAATGAACAAGAAATTAAAATATTAACGAAAGGCAATACAAATGGAGAAAAAATAAAAATTGTCATTGGGTCTGTTGTGGCGAGCGAAGGATTAGATTTAAAAAATATCCGTGAAATACATATCATGGAACCCTGGTTCCATTTGAATCGTTTAGAACAAATCGTTGGTCGTGGGATCCGTTATTGTTCACACATATCGATTAAAGATCCTAAAAAACGGAATGTCTCAGTATATTTACATACAGGAGTATTAGATCATAAAAGAGAATCCGTAGATACATATATTTATCGTGAAGCAGAAAGTAAGGCGTATGATATTGGACAAGTTGAAACCATCTTAAAAGAAAATGCAATGGACTGCTACTTAAATCAGTCTGCTAATATAATTAAAGAAAAAGATGTCTTACCTGTTTCAGTAATCAATAGTCAAGGAGGGGTTGATAAAGTTGATGTTCATGATCAAGAATTTTCAAAAATATGTTCATGGTCTAGTAAGTGTTCAATTGATTGTAAGGTAACAGAGAAAATTACAGGGAAGGATATTGATTTCTCTACTTTTAACGTAGAGTTTTCAAAGGAATTACTAAAAAAGATAAAGAATATCATCGTGTTATTATTCTCTGAACAAAATTATTATCAAATAGATAGCCTAATGGAAAAAATTACAGATGATATCAAAACGGATGACAATATTATTTTCTATGCTCTATCCGATATGATAGAAAATGAAGATAAGATATGGGATTTCAATGGTAATCAGGGTCATTTAATATTCTCAAATGATATATATATCTTTCAACCTTATTTCTATGATGAACCATTTATTTCTAATTATAATCGCAATCATCCAAAGGTAAACGACATTACTTATATTAATCTAGAAAAACCTTTTGATACTACGATTGAAGATGATAAACTACTAAAAATAGATGAAATAGAGACTTTCAAAGATAATATTAAAAAATATGAGTATCTTAAAAAACTAGATTTCCTAAATGAATATCTTTTGAATGATTATGCCATTGACCACCTACAATTTAAAGAGAAGAAAAATTTAATTGAGAATATCATCATAAACAAGGACTACTCCAATCCCTATTTCAGATCAATTGAGAATAATTTAATTAAGGAGGGATTACAAATTCTAAATATGAATCCCCTTGAAATAGAAGGATATTTTATTACAGACTATAAAACAGCAGAAATTCTTTTCTTTAAGTTAAATAAAGAGGACAATACATTCAGTAAATTTAATGCTGTAGATGAACGAAAGATAAAGAAAAACATAAAACATAAAATTAAATATGAAAAAATTTATGGAACACCAACTCGTAATAAAAGAGGAACATATTTATTAAAATATACAGATACGGAAAAATATCCAAAGGGGACTATATTATCATCAGATAATAATAAAAGGGATTCTATTATCGAAGATTTTCAAAGGAATAAATATTATGATGATATTTTAAAAGAAAGAAAAGAAACCGGTGGGCGTTTTGAATATGGACGGAATGAATTAAGTATATGTATGGATATTTTATTAAGGAATATATCTTATAGAGAACAAAATGATGTATTTATAGGATATGACTTATTTAATATTTTAAATTTGAAATAAATATTTAAATTTAAAAAAATAATATTTAAATTTAAAAAAATAATAAAATAATAAAATAATAAAAATAAAAGAAATAATAAAGAATGTCATTTATTAACGAACACTTACTTACGAAAACGTTATATATTAGATCTGATATTATTAACAAAGATATTGATAACATCATCCGCAATGAATTAAATCAGAAAATGGGAAACATATGTAACGATGAAGGATTTATCATTTCTGGGAGTATCTCATTAATTAAAAGAAGTATCGGAGAAATAATCACAAATAATAATAAGAGTATGGTGAAATACATTACTACTTTTAAATGTAAAGTCATATCACCATGTGAAGGCGACGAGCTTGATTGTTATGTCCATAACATCAATAAATTAGGTGTTATTTCATATATTCGGTTAGGACTCAAGGATATTGAAAAATTCGAAGATAGTCCAATTATCTCAATTACTCCTAATGAATATTTTGAGGATTCATCACTGAATATTAATGACATACACATCGGACAAGTAATTAAGATCAAAGTAATTGGTGTAAGGTCTAAATATAATAGCGATAAAATCCAGATTGTTTCAAAACCTATTTCATAATGTAAGTTTGTAAATGTTTTTATAATTATTTTTCATTTATAAATGAACCCGGTGTCAGACATCTATACGATGGACTTACAGAGTAAAAAGAAATATATATTTAATAATATTTCATTGCTCAAAGATAATAATGAAATCTTAAACTACTTTAATAAAAATAATCTAAATTATACAATAAATAATAATGGAATTTTTATAAATTTAACAACTCTTGGTGATGATCCTATAAATTTTATTTATTTATTTTTATGTAATTCCATGAAAACCATACCCGATAATAAACCAATAGAGAATACAAAAAAAAAAGAAAGAACCAAATGTTGTATAAATGATATTTACATAAAGGACTTTACTAAAAAAGAACAAGAAATAATAAGATATTCAAAGAAAGAAAAATTATTTTAACTTATTTTATTTTTTTTATTTTATTTTTTATTTTATTTTTTTATTTTATTTTTAAAAAATTTGATATTATTTAAATACTTATTACTAAAAATAATCATAAATGGAATTTGTTGATCGTTTCAGCAATACAACTAATAATTATGCAAAAAAGATTAAAGAATGTAAATTCGCAGAAGGTTCAAGTGTCGTAAAGAAAGACGTCGGATATAAAGATATTTGTGAATTATATTTCAAAAACTATTCAGCGGAATATCAAATACTTCCCACAAATGATGATAAAGAAAATTTTATTTACCAGAAGAAGTTAGATTTGGCGGGACTTAATGGATTTGATAAGGGGAAGTACATACCTAAATTTTCAAAGAAGTTAATTAGCAGTGGTCTCCAAGAATTAAATTCATTATCTTCAATTCTATATTTAAATTTATATTTCAGTTGTAATCTTATTATCTATAATAAATCAACGGATCGTTATTATCAAACGGGTATTAAAGGTGAAAATATTATGATGTGTGAATATAGAAATAACTCATGGTTTGTTAAAGATATAATACAAGATGTAGAGTATTCTGATATTAATGACCTTAAGGGCGTATTAAATTTAGACATTAACACAATTATGATATATCAAAGTTCCTTAAAAACCATTGGTAATTATAAAATTAATGAATTAAAGGAAATGGCTAGTGAATTAAACCTTTCTCTTAAAGAAAATGGTAAGAGTAAACTGAAAAAAGAACTTTATGAGGAAATAAATTTGAAAATATTAAACAATACAATTTAAAAATAAATAAATAATTAATATTAATTATGAATGAAATGACAAAATTATTTGAAGATAACAAATATGTTTCAAAATATCTAAAGCAAGCAGTTCTAAATGAAAATGTCGAGTTAGAACTTATCTTCGGTGAAACATTTTATAAAAATCCATTAGGAAAGAAAGAATTTAAGAGAGTTCTAGACGCATGTAAAGGGCATTATTCTGTAATATCAGAAGAAAACACATTGGATATCAGAACACAATATAAATTTGGTGGAGATTTAAAAATATCAAATGTCAGAGCAAGTGTCAGAGGATACGAAAACATCAAAAAATATTGTAAGACAGAGTCTCTCAAAGAAATAGAAGATGTTGAATATATTCAAAAAGTATATTTTAAAGATCCGAATGAAAGATTTAAGTATTTTCCTTTAAAGGAAGAAAATTATAATGTAAGGTTGAATTTAAAAAATGAGATTCCATTAGAAAAAACAAACCATAAAATTGTAAGCTTGTTGAAAAATTATAAGGATAAACAGAAGCATTTCCGTTATAAAAAAAGATTTAGTTTTATAACAGAGGATAAATTATTCCGTATTGACCTTTCAGTTGTTAAATCTTCAAAGCAAATTGACAGAATATTTCAAGTTTCAAAGAGTTTCCGCGAATCAAATGTCCTTAATAATCCTGAAGAATATGAATTAGAAATTGAATTCATCGGTAATAAAGGTGTTGATATTAATCATAGAGCAATTCAAGAATTATATAAATCTTTAAAAGAAAACCATTACCTTACGAGTCCTGGATATATTAATTCGGGTAATATTTATGATCCATTGGGATTAGGTATTAATCTTCAGAGCATAGAAGATAATATATTAGAAACTGAAGGATTTTCATATGATTTTGATTCTCCAAGATATGAAGAAACCACCACAGTCCTTCAACCTTATCAAGTATCTTCTGTAAAATATTCCGAAGAAGATTATCAAAAATTATTAGGTAAATATGTAAGGATTAAAGATAGTTATTTTACAGAAAATAATATTGATCCAAATGTTCCAGAAGCTCTAAAAAGATATCATCAAATGGGTGTCCATATTGGTTTAATAAGTGAAATCTATGAAGAATTAGATAATGAAACGATGGAATACTCTGGGACACAGGTCCGGGTGAAGTTTAGTCCTGAAATTGCAAATATTAAAGAACTACTTGTTCCTCTCAAATACTTATATGGGGGTAGTTTCCTTATCACAGATAATAAAATAGAAGAGAATTTAGGGAAGCTAACTAGTCTTACTGAAGGAGAACCCGAAGAATATGAGAACATTAAAGTCATAAACGCGAAAAACATGCATGAATTATGTCAAAAATTAATAGAAGTATTGGGTAGTCATGTCTTTTATTTAAGTAAGGTGATATATCAAACAGAATTATTAATACCTTTTAAGAAAAAAGCAGAAATTATTGAACGATATAAGATTTTAACAAATCAAAAGTCAAAGTATTTTACTTTTATGGGTCCCCAACCAGTCACACTAAACCATGAAAATATTGTCCTTGATAATCGTGGATCTATTTTAATTAACTACGCGGTTACAGAAAAAGCAGATGGAGACAGGTATGAATTATTCATTATTGATCATCATGGTTATTTAATTAATAGCAAGATGGAATTAATTGACACGGATACAGAATTCCCAAGTATTCATGGTGAATGGTTGATAGATGGCGAATACATTACAAAGAATAAGTATCATGAAGATATAAGATTATTTATAGCATTTGATATTTATTGGTGTGGATTTTTAACGCCTCAACCGATTTATACATATCCATTCCTATCAGATGATATCTGTAGGAATGAATATTTACAATTATTCAGCAAATCAATTGAATCCGTGAAAAGGGGGAAGCCTGAATGGGGTCCAGGTGAGAAACCAATTCGGTTTGACATTAAAGAGTATAAGTATGGATATTTAACTGATGATGAAATTGATCCGAAGAAGTTAGAACAAATGGACATCATGAAGATTTTTGAATCATCAAAAACTATCTTAGATAAAGATGATCATGGGGATTTTGAATATCGCATTGATGGGCTGATATACTTGCCTGTCAACCTACCTGTTAAATCAGGATGGGATGGAATACCTCCTAAAAATATAAATGGAACATGGGAATTTAATTTTAAATGGAAACCACCTGAAGAAAACACAATTGATTTTATGATTAAAGTTAAAAAAGAATTAGTAAAGTCTGTAATGAAGGAACAAATCCATCCTTATAAAGATGGAAATATCCTTAAAGACTATAAAAAAGTAGAATTAATCGTGGGATATGATATAAGAGGTGATGATAGAATTAACTTTTGTATGGATATTTTATTAGATAAAGAAATGAAAGAAGATGAAAAGAGTAATAAATTAAGGAAATTTGAGATTGAAGGATTTAATGAAACCAACATACCTTTACTTAATGGAAAGATGTTGTGTGATAATTTTTCTAAAGATGAAATTAAAAATGGAGATATTGTTGAGATGAGATTTAATGGTGAAGCGGAAAATGGTATGTTCTGGGAACCAATTCGTGTTCGCGATGATAAATTAAAACCACAGTTCTTTAAAATCGCGAATAATGTATGGGAAACAATCCAGAATCCAGTAACTACAAATATGATTCAAGGAGGATACAAAGATTTTGAAAAGAGTATAGAAGTTGTAAAAGAAGAAGGAAAGTATTATGTCTTAAATTCTGAAGATATATTGACAGAATCAGTTCCTCTACGGAAACTTCACAATTATATTAAATCAAAATTAATCTCAGGAGTATGTTCTTCATTTAGTAAGCAAATAAAAGTTTTAGATTTATCGATAGGTCGCGGTGGAGATATTAAAAAATATCTGAATAAAGATTGTAATGTAAAACTACTAGTGGGTTTAGATATTTCATCAAATTACACAGAATCATGTAAAAGATTCTATTATGAAAAAACCCCTAAACCGATAGGTATATTCTTACGAGCGGATACAAGTAAGAATATCTTGAATGGAGAATGTTGTGATATTAATTTTTCAGGTATTCAAGGAAGTGATGAAGATAAGAAGCATTGTTCAAATATATTATCTATTATTTATGATAAAGTAAAACCAATTGATAAAGAATATGAACCAATATATAAGAAATACAAAGGAATTGCTAAGGATGGATTTGATGTAGTAAGTTCCCAATTTTCAATGCATTATTATTTTAGAACCGAAGATACATATAAAAACTTCCTTCAAAATCTTTTAGATAATGTTGTGGTTGGTGGTTATTTTATCGGAACTTGCTATAATGGAATGAAAATATACAATGAATTCCTTGAATTAGAGAAGAGGAAAAATGAAGAAGAAAATACTGAAGAAACTTCAGAAGAAACCGAAGAAACTTCGGGAAATTCTTATGAAATGCCTGAAAAGAATTATAATAAGATAAGTTATGTTAATAATACTGGAAATATGGTCTATAGTATTGAGAAAAAGTATCAGGTTGATGATTTTGATTATTCAGAAGATGATATTGATAATATGTTTGGCACAGAAATCGATGTTTATATGGATTCCATAGGACAAACATTCACAGAATACCTTGTAAATTTTGATTTCTTTAAGGATTCTATGGAAAAAGTAGGTTTTGAGCTCAAAACACCTGAGAATGTTCCTAAAAAACACTCCACTATTCTAAGAAGTGACTATATTGAAGACGGATTAGGAAGTTTTAGACAAATTATTGAGAAGATCCCCGAGATAAAAGAATCAGATCAGGAATTTAATAGATTTTACTCAGAAGCTTCTGATATGGTTAATAATCTTTTCTTACAAAGATTAAGTTCATTCAATAATTATTTCATCTTTCAAAGGAAACAATAATTTTATTAATATATATATATATCTGTGATCTTACTACTTAAAATAAAGGATATTAATTCATGTATGAAAAACTATAGACTAGGGATACATGATAAACAACTTTTTTATGTTAATAATGGCAATCTAAATAAAGTAATTTATACAGGTAAAGATAAATTAATTAATTCCAAATGTAAAATTGACAATTGTGATCAAAAAAAATGGGATAAATGTAAGAAATATATGAATCCATATGAATATATTTATACATCATCAAATACACGGAAAAATATATGTAGTGTTTCACCCGTTAGTAGATCCTATTTTAAATTACATGAAATGATAGTTGATCTAAAATTAATTAATTTTAAAGAAAACAATACATTTATCTGTATTGCGGAAGGACCTGGTGGTTTCATACATTGTCTACACGATCAGTTTATATCAAATAAAAAAACATTTTTAAACCTACACGCGATAACATTAATATCATCTGATCCAACAATCCCTTACTGGAATAATAATATTGTAAGGGACCCAAAAAATAAACTTTGTGAAGGTTCTGATGGAACAGGTAGTATTTATGTTTTAAAAAATGTTGAGATGTTCATTGATACGATAAAAAATGATAAAAATTTTTGCGGTTTAATTACAGCTGATGGTGGTTTTGATTTTTCGGATGATTATAATTCACAAGAAGATTCGTCCTATCAACTCTTATTATCCGAAATCTACATCGCATTAAATGTTCAAGATTTAAACGGATCTTTTATCATTAAAGTATTTGATTTATTTAATTATCAAACTGTTCAACTCATCTATTTATTATATTGTAGTTATTCCTATATTGAAATTTATAAACCGACAACCAGTCGTTTATCTAACTCCGAGAAATATATAGTATGTTCTGGATTTCAAGGGGTTTCAAAAGAAATATTAGAAAATATCAAAGAAAATTTTAATACTCCTGAAAAAATAAATTACGATGTCCCCAAATCATTTATAGATGATATTAATAATTATAATGATATATTTGTGAAAGGACAAATAGATACAATAGAAAATATCTTAAAAAATATTGAAAATTATAAGGAAATGCCAACAAGAAGTCAAATAAAGGACGCGATTAAATGGTGTGAATTATATCATTTACCAATCAATCGTAATTGTATTTATTTATAAATTTATATCCTATTACTTCGTTTATTCGTTCTTTTCGGTCTCTTAAATCTTTTCGTTCTTTTATTCTTTTTCCTATTACTTCGTTTATTATTATTACTTCGTTTATTATTACTTCGTTTATTATTATTACTTCGTTTATTATTATTACTTCGTTTATTCGTTCTTTTAAAAGTTTTCATTTTATTTCGGTTTTTCTGTATATATATTCCCTTCCCACCATCACTAATTTTTTCAAAATAAACTACGTTGGGATCATCTTTTTTATGTAAAGGAACCCACCCTTCTTTAGTATTACCTTCTGTATCTTTATATCTTATTTTTAATTTAACAACACCATCGTATTCTTTTGATTCAATCAGAGCTTCGCGTTGAATCACATCATCCTTTTTAAAAAGCAGGGGCCATTTCCTCTGCTTTAATACATGCTTCTTCCCCTCGATATCATCGAAAATTGGCACAGCCCTTAAACATTTATATTTCCCGGCATAGTCCTCCGAGGTACCAATTTCCATGGAGCGCCCGGCGACCCCATCTTTACATTTTTTATTATCTTCAGTCCCTTTACAATGCTTATTACAAAGTTCATCAGTGGTACCCGGTGGAGGATTTTCACAGTATGGTGATGGCGGCGCTGCTGGATCCCCTTGTCCTGGATCCACGTCACTCTTCTTCTTCCCTTGGATTTCGCTTGTAAGCCCTATATTACTGAAAAATGCCATTATTTTTTCACGCATATCAAGGTATTTATCATCTCCTTTAAATCTATCTACAAATGTTTTTAAGAAATCTGTTAATATTTTTGCTACCTCTGTTCTTTTTCTTTGATCTAATGTTTTTTTATCCTTCCCCACTATTTTTATAATATTCTCGTGAGCATCGTAAAATAATTCAGAAACTTTTTCAATTTTAAGGATTTCAGCGGAAACATCGGTACCAGCGGAAACATCGGAACCAGAGGAGGTTTGTGTTTCTAAGACGGCTTCTGTTTTTGCGCTTTGAAGTTTCTCCATGTTTTTTTTAACATCAAAACGATATGTCCCATCCGCATGTTTTACTTTAAAACTATCCTCCAAATCCAGGTAAACGTAATTATTTCCTTGTTTATAAGATTTTCCATCTTCTTCAAGATATAACCTTGGATATATACCACCTTCTAAGACAATCAAATCATATAATGTTTTTTTCATATGTTTTAATAATTTTGAACTGTCTAACTCCATAATTATATAATATAATATAATATAATATAATTCTTAAAAGAATAATTTAGAAAGAATAATTTAGAAAGAATAATTCTTATTCTCAGGTAAGTCCGCCAAGTCTAAAAACGTTTCATTATTTGATGAACTTGCAAAGACATCCCCATAAAATTCGCCACCATTGATGGGTCTTTCGTTCTTTCCATTTATCCCATCAGACTTCGTATTTAATTTCCCAATGGAATCTAGGACTTTATTATATTTTTCATCCATAATTAGCTTCGGTGGGATATTTTGAATACGGTCATTAAATTCACAAACAACTTCTCCATTATTTAAAAAACATCTATCTGGTAAATGGTTTTCAGATTGAGGAGAGGTTTTGTCGTGAAATTCATTTACGTTAAAAAACGCACCAACATCCGTTAGATTGTCATTAAATTTAACACGATGATATGACGGATGCTGTGATACATTATCATCACTCCATGCTTTTTCAGGATCAGAGCCTACGAATGAAAATTCAGTGGATCCAATCGGGTTTGCTGAAAGTATATCCTCCTTAACATATTCTTTCTCAGCATAAATTGGTTTAATATTTCCCCCTTTATTCCGTATGATTTGTTTTGGGGAATCATCAACTTTGGGGAAAAAGAAATTTGGAATATTCTTAATACCATTTGATAATCTCTGTGTAATCGAAGAGGATTGGGGGACTGGAAAATTTCCCAAATCCTTTTTCCCATTCATTCCATTTCTTCCATTCCTTTCGGTAACATTTTTATTTAGATAGTTCGATAGAAATAATATCACAATGATGGAAATTGCGCCTATCAATAATTCATTGTTTTTAATTTTCATTTATTATTTATTATTTATTATATATTATAAATATAAAAAAAATCATTAAAATTTTCTTTATTATCACAAGAAAACCCCAAGGTTAAATGATTTTTGTATTTCTTCAAGAAGATTGAAACATTATCTATTTTGTTTTCATATTGAATATATTCATCTTCTAAATCAACTTTATAGAAGTTAAAAGGATTACAGGGTGTTGATTCTAATTCTTGAATTAATATATTATTATTTTTATCATATGATATTGTAATGTCTTTTACATACTGATATGATATTATACCATCTCTGTATTGAATTAAAACATTATTTATCCAATATTCTTTAACTTTGCCAATTTTTGTTAAAGTAAATTTTTTTATTAATTCTTGTAGTTTTTCTAAAGGAATATCTTCGTGATAAGTGTTTTCATTTATTTGAAAACAAGTATGAAAAACAAACATATTTATTAAAAATTAGAGTTATGTTTTTATATAGTATTCATGATACTCTTTAACCAAAGGTATTTTCACTTG